TTGAGAATCATTCGCAATGCAACTCCAGGTTGCATAGAGGTACCAAGCGCCCGGGCGCATTTCAAATTTTTTTGAAAACGGTTTCTTTTTTTAAAAAAAGGGGTCCCAAAGTTTTCTCTTTAAGGCTTGATTTACACGTTTAAAGCCTTAAAATACTTTCTAAGGTTTCAAAATAATCCTGAAAAAATTTTGCAAAAAAAATTTATGAATGAAAAATTTCTACAGAATATACATAAACTACCCGCCGATGTAAGAAGGGAATTTTCTTTAATAGCTAATACTCTTGGTGAGAAAAGAAAAAATAAATCTATTCAAACTGACTTTCTTACTTTTGTAAGACATGTTTGGCCTGACTTTATTAAAGGTTCTCATCATAAAAAAATTGCTAGTAAGTTTAATGCTCTAGCTGAAGGCAAGATAAAGAGATTAATTATTAATATGCCACCAAGGCATACTAAATCAGAATTTGGATCATATCTTTTGCCCGCCTGGATGGTTGGTAAAAATCCAAAATTAAAAATTATACAATCCACTAATACGACCGAATTATCAGTGCGGTTTGGTCGGAAAGCCAAGGCACTAATTGATTCTCCTGAATATCAACAAGTCTTTAAGACAACACTCAGAGAAGATTCACAAGCCGCTGGCAAGTGGGAAACCGCCCAAGGAGGTGAGTACTATGCAGCGGGTGTGGGTTCGGCAATTACTGGAAGAGGTGCAGACCTTTTAATTATTGACGACCCACACTCAGAACAAGATGCGATGAACTCACAAGCTTTGGACAGGACTTATGAGTGGTATACATCAGGACCAAGACAACGTCTTCAACCAGGTGGCTCTATTTTATTAATTATGACTCGTTGGAATGAGAAAGATTTAACAGGTAGATTACTTTCCGCACAAAAAGAAATTAAGGCTGATCAATGGGAGGTTGTTGAATTCCCTGCAATTCTGCCTTCAGGCAAACCTGTATGGCCCGAGTATTGGAGTCAAAAGGATTTAGAAAGTGTTAAAGCTTCTATCCCTGGAAGTAAATGGAATGCACAATATATGCAGAATCCTACTTCAGAAGAAGGTGCTTTAATAAAAAGAGAGTGGTGGAAAAATTGGGAAGAGGAAAAAATGCCTACTCTTCAACATGTTATTCAATCTTACGACACTGCTTTTATGAAAAAAGAAACAGCAGATTATTCAGCTATAACAACTTGGGGAATCTTTAGACCTAATGAAGACAGCCCGCCTCAATTAATTTTGGTTGATTCTTTGAAAGGAAGGTACGAGTTTCCTGAATTAAGAAGAGTTGCGCTAGAACAATATGGTTATTGGCAACCTGAAACAGTAATTATTGAAAGTAAGGCATCTGGATTACCCCTAACTTATGAGTTGCGTAAGATGGGAATTCCTGTTATAAACTTCACACCTAGTAAAGGCAATGATAAGCACACTAGAGTGAACTCGGTATCACCTCTGTTTGAGAGTGGCCGAATATGGGCGCCCAAAGAAATGGAGTTTGCTCAAGATGTCATAGAAGAATGTGCTGCATTTCCTTATGGGGATCATGATGACTTGGTCGATAGTATGACTCAAGCTGTTATGAGATTTAGACAGGGCGGATTAATACAACACCCTGAAGATTATAAGGAGGAAAAAATGCCTCATCAAGAGAGGATTTATTATTAATGTCACGAGATTGGAGAAGAGCTAATTGGTGGGATTATCCAGATGATGATGATACTCCTGGAGTAATTGAAGAAGATCAAACTATTCAAGAAATTATGTTGGATCAAGGCATTGAAGGACCCAAAACCCAGATGCAAGGTTCAGGCATCATGCAACTTGCTAATGAGGATCCAATGTTAGTAGAAGAGTATAAAAAACATCTTTATGATGCTGAAGAACAAGGCTTTGAGCCTATGAGTTTCGAACAATTTAAAATACAAACTATGGCTGGTGGAATGGCTAAAAAAATAAGTCCCGATGTTTCAATTGAAGAAGTTGTAAAAGAATTTATTAGAGAAAAAGGTCGTAAGCCAAATTCTCTAGATGAACTAAAAGAATTTTATCAAATAAGTGTTGGCACTGCAAAAGCCTCTCCAGAAATGGATACAGTTAAAGAATTAATTGAAGAAGATAAGACTAAAATTACATTAGCATCAGGTGGGCTAGCAGGCATCCTAGGAGTTTAAATTGAAACTTCATCATTACAGAGAAATGATGGCGCATTTTGGTCGCCCTCGTGAAAAATTTTCAAATGGTACTCTACCAAAACCAAAACCTTACACAAAAGAAATGTTTAAGAAACAAAGTGATTTGTATCTGCAAGGTTATTTTGGAGCTGAGGATAAAGAACTTTATAAAAATAACCTGGAAAATGTTTTTAAAAAAGGAGTAGAGGAAGGTGTTGTTTCTGAAGAAGAAGCATTAGAATGGATTCAAGATAGAAAAAAAATTTATTCAACTTTAATAGAGGAAGCTGGTAAACAACCTGCAGAATTTCCCCCTGCTTATAGTGTGGAACCGGATATTAATAAATATTATGAAAATCAATTAGCTACTGGTGGACGTGTAGGTTTAGAGGGAGGATCTGACATTCTTACAGTAGACGCTCACGGTTCAAAAACTGGTGCTCAACAAATTGAAAATGCTCCTAAAGGGTGGACTTCAGATAAAGAAACGTTTGATATTATAGCAGGCCTGAAGATACCTGTATCAAAAAAAATTAAGCTTTTAGCTGATTTGCAGTATGGTAAATATAGAGATCAAATTGAGTATAAAGACCAAGATGTACATTTGGAGGATCCAAAAAGTTATAGAGAGCGAAAATTTGGAATAAGTTATAATGAAGGTGGTGAAGGTTTAAGTGGTCATGCTAAAGTAAATGTAGATACTGGAGACCCAGAAGCCTACATACAATTCACAAAGAAATTTGAAGATGGTGGACGTGTTGGATTTAATGAAGGTACTAAACCCGTTCTTCCTAGAAACAAGTTTGTGGAACTTAGAATTAAATATAAAACCACGCACAATAACGCAGAATTTGCTGAATTATTAAATAAGGATTGGAGACCTTCCCAAGCTGATTCTTTTAATAAAGATAGTGTTACTAAAAGAATAAAAGATGCCAAACATCTTTTCCCTGACAACTTTGATTACAAAGGTTCTCATGAAGCAAGAGCTGTCACAGAAAAGAGGATGATAGAGTTATGGGGCAACGAAAAGTATCAAGAACATAAAAAGAATTTCTCTGACGAAGCCTTAAGGAAAAAATATAGTACCGATTTAGACTATAAAAAGAAACCTATTGAGGAAAAACAAGCAAAATCAAAAAGAACAGTCGAATTAAAAAAGAAAAAACTAGCCGCTATGGATCCAGATGCCCGAGAAGAGTTTATTGCTAAAGAAAAAGAAGAGGCTGCCGCAAGGACTAGAAAAAAGAGAGGACAAACAATAAAATTTTATAAGAATTCACGAGATTTTAAAAGTATATTATGGGGAGATTTAGTTAGTAGAACTTATAGAAATCTTTTGGACGCTCCTTTTAAATTTAGTGAAGAAAGTTTAAAACTTATGAACAGTAAACCAGAACTTAATCGATTGGATATGGAAAAGATAACTTTGATCGATAAAAATAATAAGCCATTTACCTGGGACACAATAGAGTCTTATGTCAAGGAAGGCAACGCTCTTAATTCAAAAGGTAAACCCATGTCTTGGGATGAAATAACTAAAGCTCATAAAATAAAAGAATTTATAAATAAAGAAGGATTGGCTCAAAAAATTAATAAATCACTTATTCCTAATTATGATCCTAAGACACATATAAAACAAAGTGGTTTGCATATTGCTCATAATACGTCTTTTAAGGATGGACCGTGGGAAACTCATATAGCACCTTATAAAGCTAACATTCAAGAAGGGGCAGCAAGAAAAATATTTACTAATTTGTGGACTGGCGCTGATACAGAATTTGAAGCTAGTGACAAAGGAGAAAAAGCTAAAGAAAGAAGAATGAACTTAAGAAGAAAAGCCGTTACGAATTATTATACGACGATGGAGCCCATTACTGAAATTAAATATGGACTAGGTAAAAAACAACATGGCGCTGCAACTCCTATTGAAAAATTATTTGAAAAAGCAGGTATAAAATTAAATGCTGAAGACACAACTAAATTAAGTAGGACTATTCAATCCATTATGAATAAGCAAAATTCAGGGTTGAATGTTGTAGATATTGCTAAATGGGGATCAGCTGAGTTAACTGCATTGGACGACATCGCCGGTAAAATTCCGAGTAAAGCCTTAGGCGCATTTGGAAAAATTTTAAAGGTAGCTGGCGTTGCAGCTATTCCTATGGATTTTATTCCTATCGCAGAAGCACGTTCTAAAGGGCTAGGTGCTAATGTAGGACTCATGAATCTAGCAGAAATATACACAAATCTTCCAGGAGTAATTTGGGAAGCTGGAGAATGGGTTGGTTCAAAATTGAAAGGTAAAAAGCATGAGTGGAAACCTCCCTACGAAACAACATTTGGACAAGAGTATGAAACTCAAAAACTTAGAGACACTTCTGTCAAAGTTCTTGAAGAAAATATATCTAATTTACCTTTGTCTGGAGGCTATTTAGAAAAGAAACTTGGAACCGCCCCCGAAGAATTAAAACTAATAGATGACCAAACTAAAGAGGCATTAATAAATCAAATGAGAAAAGAAAAAGCTCTTGCTGATAAAAAGGAAGTAGTTACAGAAAATAAACCAACATATGGATTTTATGCAGACCAAATCAAAAACCTTAAAATACCCTAAGACCTGGCTCCTGGCGCCTGAAGCAGGACCCCTGTCACAAGGGTTGAAAATTAAATATAATACTGTTAAAACAGTAGCGGAGAAAATAAATGACAGACAAAATAGACAAGTCCTTGACGCAAAGTCCAAGGGGTAGTATTACAATTCCAGGACAAGAAGAGTTACAAGAAACAGCACAAGAAGTTTCAGTAGAAGAGCAACAGGCATCAGGACCCATAGAAACAGTAGAAAATGAAGATGGATCAGTTGATATAGATTTTGATCCACAGGCGGCCGGTCCAGAAGGCAGCGAAGAGCATTATGCAAACTTAGCAGAATTTTTACCAGACGATGTTCTTGAACCTTTAGGTTCAGACCTTTCCCAAAAATATATGGACTACCAAATGGGTAGAAAAGAATGGGAAAAAGCTTACACCACAGGATTAGATTTATTAGGATTTAAATATGATATGCGAACTGAACCCTTTCAAGGAGCTTCAGGTGCAACTCACCCAGTTTTAGCGGAAGCTGTTACACAGTTTCAGGCTTTAGCTTATAAAGAATTATTACCAGCGGATGGTCCAGTTAGAACTCAAGTTCTTGGTGCACCTAATCCAGAGAAACAAAAGCAGGCGCAACGTGTAAAAGATTTTATGAATTATGAGCTCATGGAGGTCATGAAAGACTATGAGCCAGACTTTGATCAAATGCTATTTTATTTACCATTAGCAGGGTCAGCTTTTAAAAAAGTTTATTATGATGAACTTGAAGGAGCAGCAACATCAAAGTTTGTACCTGCGGATGATTTGATTGTTCCCTATACGGCTACCTCATTAGACGATGCGGAAGCAATCATCCATCGGGTAAAAATTTCAAAAAACGATTTAAGAAAACAACAAGTAGCAGGTTTTTATAGAGATATAGAATTAGGAAATCCTTCTGACATTGAAGAAGATATTAAGAAAAAGGAAAGAGAGTTAGAAGGTCAAACAAAAACTAAAGATGATGATGTTTATACTATATTAGAATGTCATGTTAATTTAGATCTTGAAGGTTTTGAAGACAGAGATCAAGAAGGTGAACCTTCTGAAATTAAAATTCCTTATATTGTAACTATTGAAGAATCATCAAGAAAAGTTTTATCCATTAAAAGAAATTACGAGATTGGAGATCCGAAAAAAAATAAAATAGATTACTTTGTCCATTTTAAATTTTTACCTGGACTTGGTTTTTATGGTTTCGGTCTCATTCATATGATTGGTGGTCTGTCTAGAACTGCAACTGCAGCTCTTCGTCAATTATTGGATGCGGGTACGCTCTCCAACTTACCCGCCGGATTCAAAATGCGTGGCATTAGAATTAGAGATGATGCGCAATCAATTCAACCTGGTGAGTTTAGAGATGTAGATGCTCCTGGTGGTAACTTAAAAGATTCATTTATGATGTTGCCATTTAAAGAACCATCTGCAACTTTATTAAACTTAATGGGTATTGTTGTACAAGCAGGTCAAAGATTTGCTTCAATTGCTGACTTACAAGTTGGTGACGGTAATCAACAGGCAGCTGTTGGAACAACTGTTGCTCTTCTTGAAAGAGGCAGTAGAACAATGTCAGCTATTCACAAAAGAATTTATGCTGCACTAAAAAGTGAATTTAAATTATTAGGAAGAATATTCAAATTATATTTACCCCCGGAATATCCATACGACATAGTTGGGGGTCAAAGAACTATTAAACAAACAGACTTTGATGATCGGGTAGATATAATGCCAGTTGCCGACCCTAACATTTTCTCTCAAACTCAGCGAATTTCCCTCGCACAAACCGAGTTGCAACTGGCAACATCTAATCCAGAAATGCATAATTTGTATCAGGCATACAGAAATATGTATGAGGCATTAGGAGTAAAAGATATTGACACATTATTAACCAGACCTGAGCAACCTGCACCTATAGATCCTGCATTAGAAAATATTATGGCATTAGGTGGAAAAAATTTTCAAGCTTTCCCCGGTCAAGATCATAGAGCACATATAACTTCACATTTAAATTTTATGGCTACTAATATTGCTAGAAATAATCCAATGGTTATGGGAGCTATTGAAAAAAATATTTTTGAACATATTAGTTTAATGTCTCAAGAACAAATTGAATTAGAGTTTCCTCAGGAATTACAACAGATTGCACAGATGACTCAGATGGCTCAACAAAATCCGAATCCACAAGCACAACAACAAGTACAACAACAAGTACAACAAATGTCTCAAAAGATTGAATCAAGAAAAGCTGTATTGATTGCAGGCATGATGGAAGAATTTTTGAAGGAAGAAAAAGAAATTACTTCTCAATTTGATAATGATCCAATTGCTCAATTAAGAGCTAGAGAATTAGACATCAAAGCAATGGATAATGAACGTAAAAAAACTCAAGATCAAGAGAAAATCAACTTAGATCGTATGAAAACAATGATGAATCAACATACTCAAGAAGAAAAACTAGAGCAAAACGAAGATTTAGCTAAATTAAGAGCTGATACGTCTATTGAAAAAACTATTTTAAGTAAAACTTTACCAAGTACAGATAAAATGATGCCTAGTGTTGATATTGAAAGATATCGAGGCAAAAATAGATGAGTTTAAACATCAAAAAAGCTAAAAAACCAGGAAAGCTTGGACAAAGAGCAAGATTTACTATAACATTGAAAAAATTACGAAAAAAATAAGGAGGACTAATGGTAAATAACAGTAAAGAACCTTTCTATAAAGGAATTAATCATAAACAATTCGTTAATAAGGATGGATATCCTAAAGGCGGTGTTGAGGTTAAAATTCCTGAAGGCATTCCAACAGTTAACAAAGTTGGTGGTCAACGTAGATTGTTAAAAGAAAAAAAAT